ATGAGCAAAAGCACATCCTTTTCCAAACTGATGAAGCGGCCTCACCTTGGGGCAACCCGGATGCTGGGCTATGCGCTCACCTTGCACGACTATGAGACGTGGGAAGCGGCCTCTGCGGTCTGGCAGGCGCGGCTTTCACCCGAGGAATGCGCGGCACTCGCTTGGGCGGCGCTGAGGGCGCTTGACTTGGACCATGCGCGCGAGGTCGCAAACACCGTCATACAGGACGCGGGCGCGCCGCTACCGCCTTTCATCTCACCGATGGATGAGGCGGCATATTGGGCTGACATAGCGTCCCCCGAGGAACTGGAAGCCTATTGCCTTGCCACGTTCCAAGCCATGCCGCGCGGGCGGCGAGCGGCTTTCCTTGACCATGTGCAGGGGAGGCAAGCGGCGTGATGCGTGATTTTTCACAAATGGCAATTCACCTAGATCAGCATCGGGCTGAGTTTCCCCGTGATCGGGGGGACCGCTTGCCCACGGAATTTGTCTGGCGTGATCCGGCCAGCATTCCCCCGCGCCCGTGGGTCTATGGGCGTCACCTGATCCGCAAACAAGTATCGGTGACGGTTGCCCCCGGCGGCGTCGGCAAATCGTCTCTGACGATCTGTGAGGGGCTGGCGATGGCATCCGGGCGGGAACTGCTGGGGGACTGGACCGCCAAGGGCCTCAAGGTCTGGATTTACAACCTTGAAGACCCGCGCGACGAAATGGATCGGCGCATCATCGCGGCGATGCAGCACCACCACGTCAGCCCCGAGGAAATCGCGGGGCGGCTCTATGTGGACACGGGCCGGGAGCGTGCCTTGAGCACGGCTATTCAGACCCGTGAGGGCGTCCAGATCATCAAGCCGGAACTGGACGCGCTGGCCGATGAGATCGAGGCACGGGAAATCGACGTGCTGGTGATCGACCCTTTCGTGTCATCGCATCAAGCGTCCGAAAACGACAACGGCGCAATCGACCTGGTGGCAAAGGAATGGGCGCGGCTGGCGGATCGGTGCAACTGCGCAATCGAACTGGTCCACCACACCCGCAAGACCAATGGCGAGGAAGCGACGACCGAAAGCGGACGCGGCGCATCTGCCCTTCTGGCGGCGGCGCGGTCTGGTCGGGTGCTCAACAAGATGAGCGACGATCTGAAAGCCGAGGCCGGGGTGCAGGATGACCCCGCCACCTACTTCGCCATAACCCGAGACAAGGCAAACCTTGCCCCGGTCGGCAACCGCGTATGGCGGCGCATGGCGTCGGTGCATCTGGCCAACGGCGATAGCGTGGGCGTGGCCGAGGTCTGGGAATGGCCCGACACTTTCGACGGCGTGTCGGTCGATGATCTGCTGTCAGTGCAACGCGCGCTGGACGGCAGGGGGCTGCGCTACTCCGATCAGGCAGGCGACGATTGGGCAGGCGTGACCGTGGCCAAGGTGCTGGGGCTGGACGCCACGGCGGACCGCAAGCGCATCAAGAAAATGATCGAGGCGTGGCTGAAATCCGGGGCGCTGGTGAAGGGTGAGAAAATCGGCCCGATCCGCAAGCCTGTCCCGACATTGGAGGTGGGCGAATGGGCAACCGTATGATGTGCGTCACCACCCTGAAAACAGGGGTGATGCAGGGTGACGCAAACACACATGAAAACAGGTGCGTCACCACCACCACCCCTAAAGGGGGGTGGGGTGGTGGTGATGCTGCGTCACCTGTTCGGCGCGAGGTGGTGCGCGATCTGGTCCCAATGCCCCCGTTTTCATCCGTGGGGAGGGTCGCGGAGCGGGGTCTTCCTTTCTCTCTCAGAAAAAATTCGGGGGGAAAATGATGGCTAGGGCATCGAAAGAGGCATCGGCGGCGCTGCGGTTTCTGTCACGTCTCACGGTCCCCGAGGGGCGGCGGGCTGGCCGCAAGCTGCGGCTGGCAGGTTTTCAGAAAGACTTTGTGCGCGGGGCCTTTGCGAATGATTGCGCGGTCGGGTGCCTGTCGATCGGTCGCGGCAATGCCAAGACGGCGCTTTCGTCGGGCATCGCTCTTGGCCACCTCATGGGCGAGATTGCGCCCCAGCCGAAACGCGAAATCATCTTTGCGGCGCGCAACCGCGACCAAGCCAAGACCGCTTTCGGATTCCTCTTGGGGTTCATCGAGGGCTTGCCAGAGGATGCGCAAGCGCAATTCACGATCCGGCGCGGGTCCAAGCTGGAAGTGGAGACGGCCGAGAACGGCGGCGGGCTGGCGCGGGTAATCGCGGCGGATGGCAAGTCGATCCTTGGCGGGGCACCTACGCTGGCAATCCTTGATGAGCGGGCGGCATGGGAGCGTGAGAAAGGCGACAATCTCGAAAACGCGATCCTGTCCGGTTTGGGCAAACGCGATGGCCGGGCGCTGATTATCAGCACGAGCGCGCCGGATGATGCGAATACCTTTAGCCGCTGGTTAGATGAGCCGCCACCTGGCACCTTTGTGCAAGAGCACCGGCCCGAGGCGGGCTTGCCCCCGGATGATCTGGAAAGCCTGCTGGTGGCCAACCCCGGCGCGCGTGAGGGCATAGGTTCCTCACCGGAATGGCTGGTGGCTCAGGCGCGGCGGGCGATTGCGCGGGGCGGCTCTGCCCTGTCCAGTTTCCGAAACCTCAATCGCAATGAGCGTGTCGCGTCTGACGATAGGTCGGTGCTGATCACAACGGATGAATGGCTTAGCTGCGAGGTTGCGCCCGATGCTCTGCCCGAGCGGGCCGGGCCTTGTGTCCTGGGCGTCGATCTTGGCGGTTCCCGCTCCATGTCTGCGGCGGCGCTCTACTGGCCAGAGACGGCGAGATTGGAGGCGCTGGGGGCATTCCCCGGCCAGCCGGGCCTTGCGGATCGTGGGGCCGCTGACGGCGTGTCAAACCGATATTCGGAGATGGCCGAGCGGGGCGAGCTGATCACCATGGGCGAGGCCATTGTGCCGCTCGACAAGTTTCTGAGCGCGGTGGTGGCGCGTCTCGACGGGCAGGCGGTGGCGGCGATTGTCGGAGACCGCTTTCGCCATGCCGAGTTTGTGGACGCCTTGCGCGGGGCCGGGCTGGAGCGGGTGCCTTGTGTCTGGCGAGGCATGGGATGGCTCGACGGCGCGGCGGACGTGGAGGGATTCCGGCGGGCGCTCTTTGAACAGAAGGTGCGCACGGTGCCTTCGCTGCTGCTGCGCTCTGCCTTTGCGGACGCGATCACGCTGGTCGATCCGGCGGGCAATCACAAGCTGGCCAAGGGCAGATCGCTCGGGAGAATCGACGCGGCGGCGGCGACGGTGCTGGCCGTCGCACAAGGCGCGCGGATGCTTTCCCGGCCAGCGGCAAGGGGAGGACGTATCGCATGGGCATGACTGAGACGGCATCGCGGATCATCAAGCGGTTCGGGCAGGCGGGCACGCTGCGCCAGACTGTCAACATCGGCACTCCATGGGATCCAGTGCAAACCGTGGGGGATACGGCGATCACGGTGGCGGTTGTCGATTATGCGCAAGAGGTGCGCGACGGAACGCTCATTCAAAGCGGCGATCTGCGGGCGCTGGTGAGCGTCGAGGGCCTGAGCGTCACCCCGACAACGGCGGATAAGCTGATCGTCGGCGGCGTCGAGTATGTCATTGTCCGGGCTTCACCGCACGCACCGGACGGGGTGCCCCGCTTCCATGACTTGCAGGTGCGCACATGAGGCCGCGTTACGACCGGCACGGGGCCAAGGTCTACCGCGATAAGCGGTGGCCAGCTCTGCGCCTTGCGGCCAAGCGGCGCGACGGCTGGGCCTGCGTTCAATGTGGGTCACGGTATCGGCTCGAGGTCGATCACATCAAGCCGGTGCGCGACCGGGCCGATCTGAGCTTTGACCTGACCAACCTTCAAACGCTCTGTGGCGGGTGCCACGGGCGCAAGACACGGCTGGAGGCCGGGCATCCCGAGCTTTCCCCCGAGCGCCAAGCGTGGCGCGACCTGCTGCACGACATGCAGCCCAACCCCAACCCAACAAACGCGAGGTAAAGAGCATGTTGGAATCGAAGAAACTGGAGCTTCGCCGCTCTGAAATCCGGCAAGAGCTGGCCACGCTGGCAGCCAAGGCCGAGCCGACCGAGGATGAAGTGCGCAGCATGGAATCCTTGGACCGCGAATATCGCACGGCAGAGGTGCGCTATCGTGCGGCGCTGGTCAGCGAAGATCAAGAGCGCCGCGAGGCCGGGGCCGATCTGGAAACCCGCGAGGGCCGGGAATGGGATGATCTTGTTTCGGGCTTTGAACTCCGCCAGGCGGTGTTCCATCTCGACGAGGGCCGCGCCTTCACCGGCAAAACGGCTGAGGTGATCGAGGAGATGCGCAGCGCGGGCGGTTATCGCGGTGTTCCCGTGCCGCTGGCCGCGATGCTGGAAACCCGCGCGGGCGAGACTGTCGCGGGCGGCACTCCGAACCCGATGCAGACCATGCCGATTGTTGACCGCCTGTTTGCGCAGACTGTCGCGGGGCGCATGGGCGTTGCGACCATCAATATCGGTCAGGGCGAGCGGGAATACCCCGTGGTATCGTCGAGCATCGCGGCGGGCTGGGCCGATGGCGAGCTTGCCAACGTGGCAGGGCCGACCGCCTTTACCACGGTGGACAAGAGCCTTGCCCCCGATAGCAACTTCGGGGTGCAACTGCGCATGTCCCGCAAGGCGCTGAAACAGTCTGGCGCGGGGCTGGAAGCGGCCATGCGGCGCGACATGCTCAACGCCATGCAGGTGGGGCTTGATAAGGCGGTGTTTCTTGGCTCCGGGGCCAACGGCCAGCCCCTCGGGATCATCCCCGGCGCGGCAACCTATGGCATCCCCTCTACCGATGCAGCGGCGGCGGCAACCTATTCCTTGTTCCGGGATGCGGCGATTCGCTTCATGCTGGCCAATGCGGCGGCCAGCCCGGCGGATGTTCGGCTGTTGATGCGCCCCGAGGTCTGGGGCGATCTGGACGGCGCGATCTTCGATAGCGGCTCCGGCATCACGGAATGGGATCGTCTGTCGAAGGCCATGCCGAACACCGTCACCACGTCCAACGCGCTCGACGCTCCGACCGGCAGCCCGCTTGCCAGCACGGCGGTTATGACCACCACGGCGGGCGGGCTTCCCCCGGCCTTCATGGCGATCTGGGGCGGGATCGACCTGATCCGCGACGTTTACACCGATGCGCAATCGGGCGGGCTGCGGCTCACCGGGATCGTGACGGCGGATGTCACCGTTCCGCGCGGGTCTCAGATCGAAATCATCACGGGCATTGAATAATGCTCTGGGGTGGCATGGCAGGCGGCGGGCTTGAGATCCGTCGCAAGTCAGGTGGGGGCGTCCGGCTTGCCGGTCGCTTCCCCTACAATTCGCGCGCGGTCCTGTCGGATGGTGGCCGGACAGGCAGGCCGCGCAAAGAGCAATTCGCGCCGGGGGCGTTCTCGTTTTCGGTCGAGAGCGAGGCAGATATTCACCTGCTGGTCGGGCACTCTTTCGATCGGCCATTGGCCAGTCGCCGCGCGGGCACCCTTGCGCTGACCGATACCCCCGAGGCGCTCACCTTCGCGGCTGATATTGCATCCGAGATGGAAGAGGTCAGCCACGTTCGGGATGCTCTGGCGCTACTGGCGGCGGGGCAGATTGCCGGGATAAGTCCCGGCTTCAGGATTCCGCCCGCGCGGACCGTGCCAAATGCCGAGACGGTGGAGGAGGAAAACCCGGCAGAGGGCAATGCGATCATTCGCACGATCAACGAGGCTATTCTATTCGAGCTGAGCCTTGTCACCCGCCCGGCCTACCCCGAAACCGAGGTGCAGAAACGCAACTGGACCCCCGGCGGCGTGATCCGGCCTGCCCTGCATCACAGTGCGAGGTGGCGGTGATGGATATTCTCAAGCGACAAGAGGCGATCCCGGCCAGCTATCCCGCAACGCCAGATGGTTTGTCGGGTGCGGCGGCGGCGCTCGACGCTGACATGATCTGGCAACGGATCGAAAGTTACATCGCGCACCGCTGGACCACGCGAGAGGTGATATGGACGGTGCAGGGGCCGGGCGAGTTTGTGCCCGATCTGACCCCCGCGACGATCACGGCGCAAGAGGTCTGGGACGGCGTGGGCTGGATCACGGCCAGCCTTGATGCATCCTTCATGGGCGGCGTTGTGCTGGCCGGTGATGGCCCCTACCGGATCAAGGCGGACGTGGGCGGCGGCACGGTTCCAGCGGCGGTGAGCGAGGCGTTTATCAGGCTGGCCGGTTATATGGCCGACGCCTCGGATCGAGCGGGCGTATCCTCGTATTCGGTCGGCATGGGTGGCGCGATCGAGGAGAGCTATCAGCGCAACCCGGCATGGATGGCGCGGGCAATGCAAAACTCAGGCGCGGGCGATCTGCTGCGCCCATACAGGAGGGCGTGACCATGGGCCTATTCGATCTGTTCAAACGCAAGGCTGAGCCTGTCGAGACGCGGGCCACGGGCACCGGTTTCACCGCTGAAATTCTGGCCGCGCGTGAGGCGTATATCTCGGGAACCCGAGGTATCGGAGAATTGACGGCAACGGTGCAGGGTTGCGTTTCGCTCTGGGAAAACGGGCTTTCGCTGGCCGATGTAGAAGGCACCGACCTTCTGGACCGGCGAACGCTGGCCATGGCCGCACGGGCGCTGGCGCTGCGCGGTGAAGCGGTGTTCGCGATCACCGATCAAGGGCTTGTCCCGGCGTCGGATTGGGATTTGAGCACCCGCAACGGCAGGCCGCGCGCCTATCGCCTGAGCATTCCCGAGGTAGGGGGCGGTCGCACCGAAACCCGGCTTGCCGCTGAGGTGCTGCACGTCACCACGGGCACCGACATTGCAGCCCCATGGGCGGGGCAGGCACCGCTGCGCCGGGCGCAGCTCACGGCGGCAACGCTCGACGCGATCGAACGGGCGTTGTCGGAGATATACACGGATGCGCCTATCGGTTCGATGGTGGTGCCCATGCCCGAGCAACCGGATACGGATAGCGAAGCGCTGGCCCGAGGTTTTCGCGGTCGGCGTGGCCGCGTCTTGCTGCGTGAAAGCACCACTGTTACGGCGGCGGGCGCACCGGCCCCGCAAACCGACTGGCACCCGCAAAACCTCACCCCGGACCTGGACAAGGCCAAGCTGGGCGAGGCGCTCACGGCGGCGCGGGGCGCGATCTGCATGGCCTTTGGAGTCCTGCCCGCGATGCTCAGCGCGAACACCACGGGGCCGCTCATACGCGAGGGACAACGCCACCTCGCACAATGGCAGTTGCAGCCCTTGGCGGCGGCTCTGGCCCAAGAGGCCACGGACAAGCTGGGATCGACGGTCACGCTGGACGTGATGCGGCCCCTTCAAGCCTTCGATGCAGGCGGACGGTCGCGGGCACTTGGCGCGATTGTGGGTGCCCTGGCACAAGCGAAAGAGGCGGGTGTTGATCCGTCCGAGGCTCTGCGGCTGGTCGATTGGGGCGATTAGGTCAGAGGTGTGGACCGATATGCTCAACTGTCAGGGTGACGCGGTGAGCAACATCATTGTATTCCGCAGGGAAATTCCATGCACGATCTGTAACCCGGAACGGCCCTGCGGTTTTCCACCAAAACGTGTCACCAATCATAGGGACGTGATCGGCTTCAATCTCGCCCAAGGTCTCTTCTCCGTGCTTAATTCGCATTATGGGCATCGTTATGCCTCCCCAATGTCATGAAGGAAACTCCGAACCGCGTCCGCTTGATACTGGCGTCGCCGGATAGCTTCGTGAAAGGGATGAGTCTCATCATCGGGACCAACTTGAAACTGAGATTGAAAATACTCGGCCATTTTTTCAGGATCAAAGTCAGGGTTTCGAACAACCTGATTGAGAGCAACGTTGAACCGCTTGTCATCCATCGGATGCGTCGTGTGCCACGTTTCGACTTTCAAGAAAGAATCGAAGGCTTCATACATTGGTTTACCTTTCGGTCAGAGATTTATCCGTTTGTTGCATAGCATGGCGAACGCCTGGCAGCAAAGCCGTTTATGAGCATCACTCATTTAGGCTTGACTGCTACCCTTAGTGCGCGCTACTACAATAGCATGAAGCACAAGGCGTTCACAGAGATCGTCGCCCATACGACGCGGGTTCCTGAAAAGACCGTGGCCATGTTCGGGCGCAACCTTAAGTCGGCGGGTTTGCTGACCACGGGCGCGCGAGGCGTCAACGCACCGGAAATGACCGTGCTCGACCTTACCCGGATGCTGATTGCTTTGTGCGCGACTGACCGCCCTGCGGATGCGGTCGAAGCCACCAATCGCTACCGCTTGGCGCGCTGCGTCAAGGGGGGCAAGATTGAGGTCCAAGGTGAAGAGATCGGAACTGTTGAAGAGGGCGAGAGCCTAGAGGAAGTGCTTTCCGGCATTCTGGACTTGCCTTTCATTATCCTAAGGATGCTCAACCCCTGTTTTTTCATTCATTGGAATCGGCTGGAAGCGGAATTGCTGATCTGCGAGGCGCGGATCATTTTCAAAGTGGACCTAACCGACGAGGAAAAGGAAGCGCAGTTTCGTGGTAGTTTCGCCGGGATCAGCACCCGGCGCGGTCTGGATACGCATGCACTGTCAGAAATGGCCGTGGCCTTCTATCTTGAAAAAGAAGAAGGCACGACTTGGGAGAAAATGAAAGAGACCGGCAGCGCGGCCAAGGTCGCGGCCCGCCACATCTTTGGCGTGAAGGATGAGGGGGGCGACGATGGCAACACCTAGCCCCCATACCATTGCACGGCAGACAATGGCGGCGCTGATCCGTGAAGCGCGGTCGGCGGGCTGGGCGCGTGTAAAAGGCGAGATCAAGCCTGACGGCAGCGTGACCGTAGACGCTGGGATGGTGGACCCGGACGCGGCGGATGACTTTCTGGCAAGCGATCTGAGGATGAGCAAATGACCAAGAAGGGCCTGCCAAAATACGTCTATGAGGATCGGGGCTATATCCGGTTCATCCGCCGGTCGCGCGGTCAGGCCGTGATGATGAAAGAGGAACCGGGAACGCCCGAGTTTTGGGATCACTACAACCGGTTGCTCAAGGGCCGCGAACCTGTCCCGGCCAAGCGCAATTTCGAGGCGCTGATTCTAAGCTACTATGCAAGCGATGCGTTCAAGAAATTGAAGCCGCGCACCAAGGCTGACTACCGCAAATACATCGGCCATATCCGCGCGATCTGGGGCACGAAAGACCCTGCCAAGATCGAGACGCATCACGTCTATGAACTGCACCGCGCCAATGCCGAGCACTGGCGGCAAGCGAATTATCTGGTGCAAGTCATGGTGGTCCTGATGAACCATGCGCGGCTGATCGGCTTCCTCAAGAAAGAGCACGGCAACCCAGCCAAGGGCATTCCCCTATTCAAGCAGGAAAGCGACGGCTGGGAGCCGTGGCCCGATGATGTGCGGGCCGAATTTGAAGCCGAGGCAACGCCCCGCGCGCGGCTGGTCTATGAACTGTGCATCGGAACTGGCCAGCGGATCGGGGACGTTCTGAAAATCCGCTGGGGCCATATCAAAGACGGGGCCTATGACTTCACCCAAGGAAAGACCGACAAGCCCTTGTGGATACCCCTGACGGATCGTCTCAAGGCGCATCTAGGGACGGTCGAGAAAAAGGGCCTGACGGTCATCATCGACAAAAGCGGACGCCCGGTGAGCTATCGGACGGTTTCCGATGAAATGCGCAAGATCAAGGCTGTGATGCAGCACCCCGAGGCGGCGAAATACGTCACCCACGGGCTGCGCAAGAACGCGACAATCGAACTCTACCTAGCCGGATGCGACGACGAGATGGTGAAAGCCGTCACCGGTCATTCCGGCGTCGAGATGCTAAAGAAATATGGAGGTCAGATCAGGCAAAGGGAACTAGCGACGAGGGCGCAGGACGCCAGAAACCGCATGGAACGGAACAAGCCCGGAACGTGA